AGAAATGTAATTGAAACATTTTCAAGAACTACACGTTTTATTTTAACTTGTAATTTTATTGAACGAATTATAGATCCTTTACAGTCAAGATGTCAAACATTAAAAATTGTACCTCCAAGTAATTTAGACGTAGTAAATCATTTGATGAAAGTTGTACAGAAAGAAGGTATAAAATGTAGTGTAAGTGACTTAGAAACAATTACTAATAATAACTACCCTGACGTTCGTAAAATGCTTAATACAATACAAGTATCAACGCAAAATGACCACTTAAAATTAGATAAAGATGTATTAGTTTCTAACAATTATATGGCTAAAGTAGTAAAAGAATTAGCTAAACCATCTCCTAAATTTAATGAAATAAGACAAATAATAGCTAACGCTAATGTTAAAGATTTTGAAGTATTCTATAGATTTTTATTTGATAATGCTTCAGATTTTGCTCCTGGAAAAGAAGGCACAGTAGCAATACATATAAATGAGTACAGTTTTCAATCTAATTTTAGAATTGATAAAGAAATAAACTGTATGGCCTTAATAAAACAATTAATTAATATTTAAATTTAAAAAAATGAGTCAAAACCCAGTAGGACAACCACAAGTAAAATTAGAAGATACAACTTCATTTGAAACACCAGAAGGAAATAAAATATTTACACAAGGTGTATTATTAAGAAAAGTATCTAAATTTGTAGCAGGTACTGATGAAGATGCAGTTATGCCAATCCCAGTATTTTACTGCCCAGATACTAAGAAATTAGTTGGATTAACTTTACCTCCAGAAATTAGAGAAGAATATAAAGACGATTTAATCTAGAGATGCACCATTCTATAATGCATTTTATCTATGAAACTAAGGTTTTATATCCTGAGTTTTTTGAAGGTAAAAGATGGTTAGAAATAGGATCTGGAAATTGTTATCCTTTAGCTAAATCACACTCTAAAAATTGTGAATGGATTGGAGTTGATATAGAAGAAGGTGAGAATGTTGATGTAGCATGTTTAGGACATCATTATCAAGATGATAAATTATTTGATGCTGTATGTGCTTTTGAAGTATTTGAACATGATCCTTACTATGATCTAACTATTAAAAATATGATTAAACATTTAAAACCAGGTGGGTTATTTATAATGTCATGTGCTTATTTAGGAAGAGATGAACATGGTACAGATCATTCTTCAACACATGCTTCTCCATTTACATCTAAAATAGATGAGTGGAAAAATTTCTATAAAAATAGAACTCCTGATGAATTTAGAAGTATAACATATTGGGATAGATTAACTGCAGGATATTGGGGGATAAATGAAGGATTAGCCGATTTATATTATAGAGGATTTAAAAAATTTAACGTATGACAGTATTTGATTGGTTAAATGAAATAACAGTTAAGAAAACACCACCTAATAATTTTACACAAGAAAATTGGGATGATTGGAATTCTTATATGGTACATAGATTTTTATCAATGAATATAAATTATATTGATATAGTTAATTTTGTACAAAATATTAATCCTCAAAATAAAAAGGAGATTTATACTATTTATAGGGAGATGATTCCTAAAAGAAAAGTATGGAATAAATATATCAAAAATCAAAATAAAAAAGATTCAAAAGAACTAGCAAAAATCATAGCTAATAAATTATCAATTGGAAGTGATGAAGCTAATTCGTACATTCCCATGTTAGGGAAAGAAGGTGTCACTGAAGTATTAAGTGATTTAGGTTACGAAAAAAAAGAAATAACTAAATTAATAAAAACGATATGAATTTACAAGTATACAAATTTTTAAAAGCAGAAGCAGAAGCTGATAAAGCTAAAGCACTAGCTAGCATTCAACTATTAACAAACCATCCAGCTGGAATTGGTGACCATTCAACTAAAGATTATTGGGATAACTGTAATGAAGCCCTTAAATTATTAGCTTCAGCAGATGAAAGGTTAGAGATCTTAGAAAAATACTTTAATAACAAAGAACAAGTAAATGGATAGTAGAAAAGCATGGGAGTTTAGTAAAGAAAAAGAAGTTGAAGCAGTTAAAACATCTCCAACAGTAGAGGCATTTGAAACAGAATACCCAGAATTATCTGAGGAATTTAAACAAATTACTAAAGAGATGTACGAAATGTTTGCTGCTAAACATATGGATTATGGTTTAAATAACATTGCTTTAGGTGGTGATATTTTAAATAATAAAGATGATAAAAAATTCTCATTAACAGGATTAGCAATTAGATTAACTGATAAAATAAGTAGGTTAAAAAATTTATTAGTTAATGGTAAAAATTATGTTAAAGGTGAAGGTATGGAAGATACTTTTATTGACATTGCTAATTATGGAATAATCGGTCTTTTAGTAGGTCGTGATAAATGGAAAAAATAGTTTGGGTAAAAAGAAAGTACCAATTATAGTAAGGGAGATTAGAAATAATCCCCCTTTACCAGTTAACTTTGCAGTTGAAAAGAATATATCTTATTCACAATTGTCAATGTTTACTCAGTGTCCTAAAAAATGGTCATTACAGTATAGAGATGGTCATAAAGTTAGTGAACAAAGTATTCATATGACATTTGGAACAGCTCTACATGAAGTAATTCAGCATTATATAGATAAAATTTATGAAGTAAGTGGAGCAGCAGCTGATAGAATTGATTTAGAAGAATTATTTGAGGATACTTTAAGAAAATGTTACGCTGAAGATTATAAGAGAAATAATAATGAACATTTTAGCTCACCAACAGAATTAAGAGAATTTTTTGAAGATGGTAAAGAAATTTTAAAATTTATTAAAAAGAAAAGAAATCTTTACTTTAAGAAAAAAGGAACATATTTAGTTGGATGTGAAGTACCTATTGTTGTAGCACCTAATTTACGTCTTAATCGTGTTAAATATATGGGTTACCTAGACATAGTACTATATAATGAATACTCAGAAACATTTAAAATAATAGACATTAAAACTAGTACTAAAGGATGGAATAAATGGGCTAAAAAAGATGAATCAAAACAATTCCAATTAATATTATATAAACATTTCTTTAGTAAACAATATAATATACCAATTGAAAACATAGATATTGAGTTTTTTATAGTTAGAAGAAAAATATATGTTGATGGTGATTATCCTCAAAAACGTGTACAACAGTTTTATCCTGCTTCCGGTAAAGTAAAATTAAATAAAGCTAAAAATAATTTAAATGAATTTATAAATAAAGCTTTCAACTTGGATGGGTCATATAAGGATACTATATTCCCCGCAAAACCAAGTAAATGGAATTGCACGTTCTGCCCTTTTAAAGATAATATGGAACTCTGCAATGTAGTTGGTAAAAATTTGTAATCTACATATATGTATAGACAAATATAATAAAATAAAAATTATGGCAAATTCAAAAGACATGACACTAACAAGTGTAAAAGTAAAAAGTGATTTATTTGAAAATTTTAAAATCGAATGTGTAAAACGTAAATTTAGTTTCCAAAAATTAGCTGATCGTTCATTATACTTATATTTAACAAATGAAGATTTTAGAAAACAAATTAATTCACAAGTAAAATTAGATCTAGACTAGTAATTAAAAACAGTTATTGAAGATGAAAGAAGGTTATATTAAAAAAGAAAATAGAAAGAAAATTCTATTATTAACAGATGACATTAGAGTTCATTCTGGAGTAGCTAATGTAGGTAGAGAAGTAATAACTCACACTTCCCATAGATATAATTGGATACAAATGGCAGGAGCTATTAGACATCCTGAAAAAGGCAAACCTGTAGATTTATCTGATGCTATTAATAAAGATGCTGGAATTGAAGATTCAAGTGTAATATTATTCCCAGTTGATGGTTATGGAGATCCTAAAACATTAAGAGAAGTAATTAAATATGAGAAACCAGATGCTTTATTTTTAATAACAGATCCAAGATATTTTGATTGGTTATTTCAAATTGAAAATGAAGTTAGATCTCAAATCCCAATAGCATATTTAAATATTTGGGATGACTTACCAGCTCCAATGTATA